ATGGGCGACCTCGACGGCAGAGGTATAGGCCTCCTCGAAGGTGTCGCCCGCGGTAACAGCGCCTGGAATATCGGGGATCTGAATGCCGGTGGCGGTGTTCTCGTCGCCCCACTCGATGCAGATTGGGTATTGCATGTTCGTCTCCTACAGAGGTGCAAAGGGTGAAGCCGGGTTATTTCAACCCGGCTCGTTCCTTGATGCTCTTTACCGTGCCGATCGGTAGATCCTTCTTGGGGTGTGGCACTGGTATCGAGTTTGGGTTGTTGGGGTGTTTGAAGATGTGGTGGCTTCCAGTGACACGTTTTAGAACCCATCCAGCTGCTTCAAGCTCCTTGATCAACTGCCTGCTTTGCACCTCCGTCTCCTTGTGTGGTTGATGTTGAAATTATACCTCTAGGCGTATAGCTCGTAAAGAGAAAAGATGCGCCTAGGGTTATTTTTATGCGGATGACACGCCCGGCAGCTGGGCTAAGTCGGTAGTGGCGTCGTCTAATCCCGTGCGGACAATGGGCGGCTACGCGATGAGAGTCTGGGGTACGTGACCCAGCGATCCAGATCACCAAGCCGGGATGCACCGGCCCTCCGCACCCCCGTGAAGTCCAGCCACGAGTTGCCCGCAAATTTCACTGAGCGCAGAATGCAGCTTTGAGTGAAGGAGCGTTCGGCATGGTGTTGCGTGGTATGGCGCAGATGCATTTTGATGACTTGGCCGAGAGGTTCCAAAACTTGGTTCGCACTCTCGGTGGCCCGGAGCCATTGGAGTTCGTTTGGGTTGTGTTCTACCAAGGACGGGTCTTTGGTGCCTATCCGCTTGCAGAGCAGGCGCTGGTGAAGATTACCGAAATTGAGCACTGCATCAGCATTGATGAAGCCCCTGCCCCGCAAGCGTAAAGCTCTATCTGCGCTGAAGTAGCCCCCCTGAGCGCATAACCTACCGCTCCATGATGACCGCGCCGATGGCGCCTGACGCTATGGAGAGGCTGAGAGATTCCTGTGAGAAATCGAGGCGCTAGTCTTTCACGGTATGGCAATTGCCTAATGCGCCATGGCAATATCGAGATCCGAGCTTTTGCATAGCCGTAGCAGTCTATGTTGGCTAGTTCGGATTATCCGGCCGAAAGGCCGGTTTTTTTTGAGCCTCGGTGTCTGCCGGGGCTTTCTTCATTCTGGAGGACGCATGGAAAAGCTACAGCTCGACGTAAAGGTTGAGGGCGCCGCTGACTTCCTACGCCCTCTGGCTGAAACAATCAGGTCACTTGAACAGTTTCCCGAGCTGCCGTTGCAGGTCTTTCGTGACCTTGTCGCTCACAGCCTTCATGAGCTTTCCGTAAGTCTCGACAGCGCCGCATTTGCCGCAGGTGACCTTCGAGTTGTCGTTCGGCCTAGCCGGAACCTCGAACTTATCACTGCCGCACTTGGCGCACTTGAGGGTTACCTTCATCGTTTTTCGCTCCGTGAAACGTCTTGTGTGGAAGCTCGACAGTAGTACGGGGCCACCTTTCGCATGTCTAGGGCTCGCCATTCAGGTGGGCCTTTTTCGTATCTGGAGCAAGCAAATGTCCGATCCAGTTCTCGCGGCAATCACTTCCCTGTCAGCTTCGGTTAGCAACCTTCAGGCACAGGTGGCCACCCTAAGCGGCCAGGTTGCAACGAAGGCAGACACCACGGCCGTCCAGGCGCTGGCGAGCACCGTCACCGCGGAAGGTGGCCATGTAACGGTGCTGACCAACAGAGTCGCGGAAGCCCGTGCTACCACAAGCCTGACGAGCCGCGTGACCAGCTGCGAAACCGCAGACCTGCTCATCGATGCCGGCCAGACAGTCGAGCCTCTGCGCATGGGCAAGGTTGTCTTCCACGGCGAGACTGCCCGGCAGATCCGGGCCGCACAGGCAGTTCTGCGGGAAGCGGGTGTAGGCCAGTTGGAAGTGGTGAAGCGTCCCAACGAGCCCAGGGAGCCATTCGTCGTGATCGACGGACAGGTGTTCATCACCAAGGCCGCACTCGAAAGCTCTGGTACCGATCCATGCCCTTACAGCCTCAAGGTAACCATGGGTGAGGATGGCCGTTTCTACATCGCCGGTGTTGGGGTTGGTGTCAGCACTGTCGCAAACGAGCTGAAGCTCGGGCCGAGCCTGGAAAATGATGTCCGCCGCCTGCTTCGCGAAGAGCTCAAGCCTGGCGGGATGCTGCATCGCTGCTGATCCAATGCCCGCCTTGAGCGGGTTTCTTTTTTCTGTGGAGCACCCCTATGGCCGAACCAAGTACCGGCGCCCTTGCAGTGACCGGCGTACTTGCCAGCGTCGGCCTGGGTGCTTTCTTCCCGCAGCTGGACCTGGCCACCTTGGTGGGGTCCTTCGGCGGGGCTTTCTTCTACGTCGTCTTCGCCAAGGACATGAGCACCTGGCGCCGGGTCGGCTACTTGCTGACTGGTTGGATCGGTGGCTACTTCGGTGCTGCCGAATTGATGGGCTGGGCTTGGACCAAGACAGCTGGGTTCAGCGCCTTCGTGTGTGGCGCTCTGTGCGTGATCACGTTCTCTGGCCTCATCGAGTGGATGCAGACCGGCCAGCCGCCAAGGTGGTGGGCTTGGTTCTTCCGCCTCCGAGCCAGGAAGGAGGGTTGAATGGCTGCCGTAATCCAGGCCGTGTTGTGCGCCGTCATCTTCGTGATGATTGGGCTGCGCTATCGGCCATATCCAGATGCCCGCTACAAGCTGGGCGTGTCCCTGATGGCCTGGGCCGCATGCGCGGTCACAGGAATGCAGTGCGTGAGCCTCATAGGCCGCATGTTGCTGCATGACGAGTTCGCCGACGTGTCCTGGTTCAACACTGCGTTCTACCTCCTGGCCGCCATGCTGGTCTGCCGGGCGAAGGGCAACGTCGCCAAGATTGTGCGGGTTGAATGATCCGCGCCACGAAATCGACATGCGCCATTTCGTGGCGCGAGGAGGCTGAATGGCTCGCATGACAGCAACGATCGTCTGCCGCCATCGCTGGTGGCTGAAGTACTACCTGGCCGGCGTCATGGCCATGTCCCACATCACCGGTCGCGAACCGAACTTGGCTCGCGTCATGCGCTGGATCGAGCGCGGCATCGTGACCGAGGTGCGCTGATGGCCAGGCTCAAGACGATCACGCCGCGACTTGCGGATGGCACAGGCTCCAGGGTCAAGGTCGTGAACCCCAGCAGTTGGCGCTGCGGCAAGACCAGCTCACAGCGCGGGTACAACTACAAGTGGCAGAAGGCCCGCGAGCGCCACCTGCTCGACCACCCGCTTTGCGTCTACTGCGCCAGGCTCGGTCGCACCACCGCAGCCACCGTGGTGGACCACGTCACCCCGCACCGCGGCGACATGACGCTGTTCTGGGACCAGAGCAACTGGCAGTCGCTGTGCAAGCCCTGCCACGACTCGGTCAAGCAGGCCGAGGAGGCTGCAGGGCTGGGCTGAGGCCGCGGCGGCGCGGGCGACATTGCAAAATGCACGTCAGTGACGTGCCACAAACCCCGGGGGTGGTCAAAATATAGTTATTCTCACTTAGCTAGACCGCCACCGACCCCACGTACAGATTTTTTTCCCCCACAGGATTTTTGTTAAATGGCTTTAACATCCCGCAAGCGCGCTTTCATCGCTGCGCTGAGGGAAGGTGCGTCCAATCGAGACGCTGCCGTGGCGGCCGGCTATTCCGAGAAGACAGCGTCTGCGGCGGGCTCTCGGCTGGTCAAGGACAAGGACGTCGCTGCCGAACTGATGAAGCTGCGTGCCCTGGGGCTGATGCCTCCAGATGTTAAAGGCGATGTTAAACCGGATGTTAAAGCCAGGCCCGCCGCCAAGGCTGCCAAAGAGGCTGAGCCGGGCCCGGAAGGGGCACCGGAATCCGAGGAGCAAGCAGAGCCGGAGCGTGCCGGCTTCGACCTGGCCCAGGCGCTGCTCCACCGTGACCCGAAGGACTTCCTCCTCTCGGTGATGAACGACATGGGCACGGAAGCGAAGCTTCGCGTAGATGCCGCCAAGGCCCTGATGCCTTTCGTTCACCCGCGCAAAGGCGAGAGCGGCAAGAAGGATCAGGCCCAGGCCAACGCCGATAAGGCAGCTACCGGCAAGTTCGGCACCCGCCGCGGCCCGCTGCAGTCGGTGAAATGATGGAGTGGTCAACCGCCTGCCCAGACTGGGAGCAGCGCATAGTTGCCCGCCGGAGCCTGATTCCGTTCGAGCCGCTGTTCCCGACCGAGGCTGAGGAAGCCCTGGACGTGTTCGGCGCGCTGCGCATGGTGGACGCCACCGGCAGCCCGTTGATGTGCGAAACCGTGCGCGACTGGGTCAACCAGTTCGTGGCTGCGATCTTCGGCGCCTATGACCCGGATTCAGGCCGGCGCCTGGTCAGCGAGTTCATGCTGCTGATCAGCAAGAAGAACGGCAAGTCGACCATCGCCGCCGGCATCATGCTCACCGCACTGATCCTTAACTGGCGGGCGTCGGGTGAGTTCATCATCTTGGCGCCGACCAAGGAGATCGCGGATAACTCCTACCTCCCGATCCGGGACATGGTGGGTGCTGACGAAGAGCTCAAGGCCTTGCTCAAGGTGCAGGATCACCTGCGCACCGTGACGCACCGTCAGACTAACGCCACCCTCAAGGTGGTTGCGGCGGACAGCGAGACGGTGTCGGGCAAGAAAGCCATCGGCGTGTTCGTTGACGAGCTGTGGGTGTTCGGCAAGCGGGCCAACGCCGAGGCCATGCTACGCGAGGCCACTGGTGGCCTGGCCTCTCGGCCAGAGGGATTCATCATCTGGGCCACCACCCAGTCCGATGCGCCGCCGGCCGGCGTGTTCCGCCAGAAGCTGATGTACGCCCGGAAGGTTCGGGATGGGGAGATCATCGACAAGTCGTTTCTGCCCGTGCTGTACGAGTTCCCCAAGGCGATGCTCGATGCCGGTGCCCACCGGGATTTCTCCAACGCCTACATCACCAACCCGAACCTGGGGCTTTCGGTAGACGAGCCGTTCATCGAGCGCGGCTATGCGCAGGCTCAACTCGACGGAGAGGAGTCGTTCCGGGGCTTCCTGGCCAAGCACCTCAACGTCGAGATCGGCCTGGCCCTGCTATCGGACAGGTGGGCCGGGGCGGACTTCTGGGAGCAGCAAGCGTCCGAGCTCTGCCGTACGTTGGACGATCTGCTCGAGCGCTGCGAGGTGATCGACATCGGCGTCGACGGCGGCGGTCTTGACGACCTGCTGGGCCTGGCTGCCATCGGCCGGGAGACTGGCACGCGCCGCTGGCTGACGTGGACCCACGCCTGGGCTCACCCCTCCGTTCTGGAGCGGCGCAAGTCCGAGGCGCCGCGGATCCGCGACTTCGCCAAGGACGGGCACCTGACCCTGGTGCAGCGTATCGGTGACGACATCGAGGACGTGGCCCAGCTTGTGGCGCGAGTGGAGCAGGCCGGCCTGCTGGACAAAGTCGGTCTAGACCCGGCGGGCGTCGGCGCCATTCTCGATGCACTCGAGGCGGTCGGCATACCGCGCGACAAGATCGACGGTGTTTCACAGGGCTGGCGCCTGGGCGGGGCGATCAAGACTGCCGAGCGCAAGCTGGCCGAGGGGACGCTGCTGCACGGTGGCCAGCCGCTCATGGCCTGGTGCTGCGGCAACGCCCGCGTCGAGCCACGGGGCAACTCGATCCTGATCACCAAGCAGGCCAGCGGCTCGGCAAAGATCGACCCGCTGATGGCGCTGTTCAACGCTGTAACGCTGATGGCGCTCAACCCTGAGGCGAAGGGCGGCATGGACAACTACCTCAACAACGGCTTCTTCGACCTCATAGGCTGACCATGAGATTCAAATGGTACAAACCCTCGACTTGGGGCTTTTTCGGTTACACCGACCCCGTCACTGGGGACTACGTGGAAGCCGACCTCGAGGTGGGTGGCAAACGGACCAAGGCTGGCGTTCGGATCACGACAAAGAACGCGCTCTCGATCAGCATGGTCTGGTCCTGCGTCAAGATCCTTTCCGAGTCGCTGAGCGGTCTGCCGCTCAAGCTCTACGACGACAAGGGTGGCGGGCGGGAGTTGATCAGCGGCAGCGACCGGATGCTCAAGCTGCTTCGCAAGCCCAACCCGTACATGACGATGCTGAACTTCCTCAAGTTCGTGGTCGTGAACATGGCCCTTCGCGGCAATGCCTTCGCCCTGATCGAGCGCAACGGCAAGGGCGACATCATCGGCCTGGTTCCGCTCGATGGCCGGACAGTGCAGATCGATACCGAGGAGGATCTGCTGTACACCGTGACGCCTTCGGAAGGAGACCCGTTCCCCGTCTCGCCGGAGTACATGCTGCACTTCAAGCTGTTCAGCCTTGACGGTGTGGTCGGCCTCTCGCCCTTGGAGTACCAGGCCGAAACCATGGGCCTGGCCAAGGCCGGCCAGCAGTGGTCGGCGCGGTTCATGAGGAAGGGCGGCTTCACCGGCGGCTATGTCATCTACGACGGCTTCCTGACCGACCAGCAGCAGGCGCAGGTGCTCAAGCGATTCCCCGACGTACGCAAGGCCGACACCGATGACATCGGCAAGATGGCCATTCTGCAGGGCGGCCCGAAGATCGTGCCGGCAGGGATCAGCCAGAAAGACGCACAGTTCATCGAGTCCCAGCAGTTCCAGGAAGAAGCCCTGGCGGGTATCTACGGCGTTCCGCTGTGGCTGGCCAACCGTGCGGGCAAGACCTCGATCATGGGCTCGAACCTTGAGCAGCAGCTCATCGGGTTCATCACCTTCGGCCTCAAGCCCTACATCGACACCATTGAAGACGAGCTGAACAGCAAGCTGTTTGGCAGCACCACACGCTTCGTCGAGTTCGTGGTCGAGGGGCTGCTGCGCGCTGATAGCGCAGGCCGTGCCACGTACCTGGGGGCAGCGCTCGGCGGTTCAGGCGGCTCTGGCTGGATGACCATCAACGAAGCCCGCGCCAAGGAAAATCTGCCTCTCTTGGAAGGCGACGAATACAACCGGGTCACCCGGTGGGAGGTTCAGAAAAATGGCGACTCTTGAGGTTCCAATCGAACTCAAGTCGGTTGACGACGCGGGCAACTTCGAAGCTTACGCCGCCGTGTTCAACAACGTGGATCTGGGCGACGACGTGATCCTGCCTGGGGCCTTCACCCGTGTGAAAGCGACCCGTGCAGGCAAGCTCAAGCTGGCCCTGTACCACGACCTGACCCGCCTGGTCGGCGCCGCCGATTACGCCCAGGACGACCATGGGCTGCTGCTCAAGGGCCAGGTCAATCTCAATGTGAGCTATGCCCGCGATGCCTATGAGCTGATGAAGGCCGACATCCTCGACAGCATGTCGATCGGCTTCAACACCATCAAGGCAGATTTCGAGGAGCGCGCCGGCCGGCGTGTACGCCTCATCAAGGAGGCCGAACTGTGGGAGGCCTCCTTCGTCCCGTTCGGCATGAACCCCGAGGCGCAGGTGCTCAGCGTCAAGTCGGACATCAGGCTTTTCGAGAAGGCGCTGCGCGAACGCATGGGCCTCTCGCAGAAGGAAGCGGCGGCAGTCGCTTCGCTCGGCTACACCGCGCTGCGCCGTGATGGCGGAAGCGAGGCCACGGCGATCGTGGATGAGCTGAAAGAAATTTCCACCCTGTTCACCCACCATTTTGGAGCATCGCAATGAGCGAAGTGAAAGAGCTGAAAGATACCATCGAGCTGCAACTGAAGAGCGGCTTCGAGGGCCTGCAGAAGAAGTACGACGCGGCCATGGAGGAGGTCGAGAAGGGCAACAAGGTTGCCGGCGACCTGAAGAAGCAGATCGAAGACCAGAAGGGCGAGTTGCAGAAGGTCATCGACCAGGTCGTGGACCTGGAGCAGAAGGGCGTCAAGCTGCGTGGCCAGCCCGGCGAGGGCAAAAGCTTCATCGACATGATCAAGGGCGATGATGGTTACAAGGCCCTGAACCAGAAGAACGCCGCCCAGGCCCAGCTCGAAGTGACCAAGTCCGACATGGCCAGCATGAAGGAGATGAAGGTTACCAGCGCCGGCATCGTGCCGCCTGTCTACGATCCTGTGATCCAACCAGGTATTCGTCAGGAACTGCGCATCCGCGACCTTCTGACCGTCATCCCTGTGTCGGCGCAGGAGTACACCTACTTCCGTGAGCTGTTGCACACCAAGGGCGCCGCGCCGGTGGCGGAGGGCGGTCTCAAGCCCACCAGCAACGTGACCTTCGAGCGCATCACCGATCGCGTGAAAAAACTGGCGGTATGGATGCCGGTCACCGACGAAGCTCTCGATGACGTTCCGCAGATGCTCGCCTACATCCAGCAGCTGCTGCGCTACGACCTGAAACTGGAAGAAGAAACGCAGATCCTCAAGGGCGACGGCACCGGCGACAACCTCAACGGCCTGATGACCCAGGCAACCAGCTATGACGTAGCCTTGAACAAGGCTGGCGACACGTCGATCGACCTGGTGCGCCGTGCCATCTATCAGGTGCGCAAGCAGTCGAAGATGTCCGCAGACGGCGCGGTTATGACCGAGCTGGACTGGATGAACATCGAGCTGCAGAAGGACGGCGAGAACCGCTACCTGTTCGCCAACCTTCAGGGTCTGGTGACCCCGGTTCTGTGGGGGCGTCCAGTGATCACCTCCGACAGCATGGACGAAGGGGGCACCGACACCGGCGGTGAGTTCCTGGTCGCGAACTTCGCCCGATCCGTCACCCTGTTCGATCGCCTCACCTTCCTGTTCAAGATGGGCCTGATCAACGATCAATTCATCCGCAACGAGCGGGCGCTGCTGGTCGAGGAGCGGCTGGGCCTCGGTGTTCGCCGCCGCGAAGCGCTGGTCAAGGGCCGCTTCCCAGCTGCCAAGTAATCCTCACCCGCTGGCCGGCAGATCGCCGGCCTCTTTGTTTTTGGAGGCATCATGAAAATCAAGATCGAGTGGGGATTTGTCGGCCAGGGCGCGCTGCTGGGCTCCGACACGAACAAAGTCGTCGCGGGGCAGGTGTTCGACGATGCGAACGACGAGTACGCACACACCCTCATTGGCAAGGGCCTGGCGGTGGAGCTCGACGCCAATGGCAAGCCTCGCGTGCTGAAGCCGAAAGAAACCAAGCCCGCAGCGCCGAAGGAGGACAAGGCCGCTGCTGACAAAGCAGCTGACGAGGCCAAGTAAATGGTCGACCTAGCCACCGTGAAGCTGCACCTGCGCGTCGACGGTGACGATGAAGACCCGTTGATTGACGGCTACATCGAAGCCGCCAAGGCGCACGTCGAGCAGCACTGCGACCGGAAGCTGGTCGAGGGCGAACCCATTGAGCCAGAGCAGATGGGGCTCACCGGGGACGTGCAGCAGGCCATCTTGCTGCTGGTGGGGCATTGGTACGCCAACCGGGAGGCAGTGGCCGCGGGCGGGCTCACTTCCGTGCCGCTCGCTGTTGACCGCCTGCTCTGGTACAGGAAGCGATTCTGATGAGAGCCGGACCAATGAGGCACCGCTGCATTCTGGCCCAGGTCGTGCGTGAGCAGAACAGCACCGGCGGCTTCAAGGAGACCTGGCCGGCGACAGCTGAGGTGTGGGCCGAGGTCACGATGCCCACCGGACGGGTCATGCCCGTGGCGGAGCAGCTGCAGGCGACTGTCACCGCCGAGATCCGCATCCGGCCGCGAAAGGATATCGCCGCCGGCTGGCGGGTCACCGAAAAGCGCACCGGCATCACCTACAAGGTCGAGGCCGCATTGCTCAACAACGAACGGGACATGCTGCGGCTGCTGTGCTCCAGCGTCCCCAACCCATGAGGTGAACCATGAAAATTCGTGCACTGGGCCCGCTGACGGGCGCATCTGGTGAGCGCGAGAAGGGCGAAGAGTTCGAGGTGACCAAGGAGCAGGGCGAAGGCCTGATTGCTCGTGGCTACGCTGAGGCCGTTGCCGACAAGGCCGCCAAACCAGCAAAGGCCGAACCAGGCAAGGAGTAGGTCATGGCGCGCCGCTCGAAAATGCGCGGCGACATCCGCCTCCGGCGGACGCTGCGCAACATCCACAAGACGATGGACAATGAACTGCAGCCGGCCATGGCCAAGGCGGCCGCGCGCGTGCTGGCTACCCAGCAGCAGCTGATCCCGAAGGACACCGGCGCTGCCTCGGCGGCCCTGCGAGTCTACGTCGCACCCAGCGGGCTGGATGCACAGGTCGGCATCAGGGGCAAACGGGACAATCGCCGCTTCTTCTACCTGAGGTTCCTCGAGTACGGCACCAAGGGCTACACCGGCACCATCTACCAGCGAGCTGACCGGGATGCGGTCGGCGGCGTGCACACCAACAATCGCGACAAGTCGCAGCTGAAAGGCCGGCGCAATTCGATCCGGCAGCGCGACACGAAGAACAAGTCCGACGGACAGCACTTCTTCGGCAAGTACCCGGACATACCTGCCAGGCCGGCCCACCCGTGGCTTCGCCCATCCCTGGACGTAAACCGCGAGTACGTCATGGCCGACCTTGAGGAGGCAGTTCGCCGAACCCTGCGCAAGGCAAGCCAGGGGGTAGGTAATGGCTGATCCATCACTGGCCCTGCAGGAGGCAATCTTTGCCAGGCTCAAGGCCGAAGTCAGCTGCCCGATCTACGACGGCGCACCGCTGAACGCCGATATGCCCTACGTGTCGATTGACCGCGAGGTCTCGGTCAACGAAAGCCCGATCTCCGGGCGCAAGCGCGAGCAGCGCCTTCTGTACCTGTCCGTCTGGTCTGATGCTGTCGGCCAGGCCGAAGTGAAGCGCATCAACGGCGAGGTGATCGCCGCCCTGGACGAGCGCCCGCTGCCGCTGGAGGTTGGCCGCGCTGTATCGGTACGCGTCATCCAGTCGGACGCCCAGCGGGATGCTGACGGCGTTACCTACCAGGGCTCGATCACGGTTCGCATCATCACCACCCACTGATTTAACCACCGGCCGCGCTGCGGCTTTATCCAATGTGCCTTTGGAGGAACCCCCATGGCCGAAGACAACCTCAACACAGCCGCTGGCTGCCGCCTCTTTATCGGTGGCAAGACCGGCGCGGACACGGAAACTGAATACAAGGCCGATACCTACGTAGAAGTGGGTGAGATCGAGGACCTGGGCGAGTTTGGTGACACCTTCAGCAACGTGAACTTCACTTCGCTGAAAGACGGGCGTGTGCGCAAGTACAAGGGCACCGCTGACGCTGGCGACCTGACAGTTACTGTCGGTCTGGACAGTGGTGACGCAGGCCAGCGTGCAGTCAAGACCGCGCACAAGGACCGCAGCAAGGGGGACTACAACGTTAAGATCACCCTGAATGACGGTGACCCGACCGCAACGCCAGTTATCAACCCGACCACCTTCTACATGCGGGTCAAGGTGATGAATAACACCGTTGCACCAGGTGCTGCTGACAACGTGGTGCGCCGCAACATCACCATGGGCATCAACTCCGACGTGCTGGAAATTCCGGCCGCCGCCGCTGCCTGATAGGGGGCCTCTGTGAGCAAAACTCTACACGGGACCGTGACCATCAAACTGGGCGATGAAGAGTACACTCTCCAGCCCACCCTAAAAGCAGTTCGTGCTATCGAAAGCCGCTTCGGCGGCCTGCGCGGTGCATCCGCAGCCCTGCATGCAGTCGGCGTAGATGCGGTGGCCTTCATCATCGCTGCTGGCGCAGGTCTGGAAGGGAAGGCTGCCGAAGCGCTGCCCGAGAAGGTCTGGCAGGAAGGCGTGGCCGGGCTGACACCGGTAGTCACCAACTACCTTGGCGCTCTCTACAATCCGCGAGGCGGTGACCCGGGAAACGACCAAGCCGGGACGGCGTAAGCGCTGTCGAGGATGGCAGCTACGTCGACCGGCTGTATGGGATCGCCACCGGGTGGCTGGGATGGGCGCCGGATGTGGCCTGGTGTACGCCGCTGCCTGAGCTATTCATGGCCATGGATGCCAGGATTGAATGGACTCAGATGACTAACCCGTTCGGCAGCGGGAAGAAGCAGGGCGTGAAGGAGAAACCAAGTGCTTCGAATGTGGCCGACAAGCTGAGGATGGCGTTGACTGGGAGAAAGTCTTACTAACCAGGCGCCTTGATCGTCTTCTTGATATGGTAGTCATTTTCGTGAGGAGTCTACCGTGATCAGGAAGATTGGCTTGGGAGTTTTTGCCCAGTGCGCTGTTTTTTCGCTCGCCTTCGCCGCTGGCACCCCGGCATCAAATGATGACCTAGCGGCACTGAAAATAGCGATGGAAGATCGGTTGAAAGATGCAGACAGTGCAAAATTTAAAAATGTGAGGATCGGCAAAGATAAAGCGACTTGTGGCCTTGTAAACTCAAAAAACTCATATGGTGCGTATGTCGGATTTGAGCCTTTCATGGCGGTGAAACTTTCTAGCGGTAATTTCGTTGTTATTGATGTGGGAGAGGCTGCCGGACAAGTTTGTTCAAAAAAAGGAATTTGATCTTCCTTCCAACTTATTGAAGCCCGCCTTGAGCGGGCTTTTTTGTAGGCTATGAAATGGCTGACCAACAAATTCAAGGAATGCTCGTCCAGATTGAGGCCACCACCGCGCAGTTACGGCGCGAGTTGGCGAGTGCCGATCAGCTGGTGTCCAAGACCAGTCAGACAATTGATCGCAACTTGGCGACGGTTGACTCCGCGTTTGAGCGAGCGGGCGCTGCGGCTCAAGGCGCGGGAACACTCATGCGCGGGGCCTTTGCCGCGGTAGCGGGCGCCGGCCTGATCGGGGGCATCATCAAGCAAGTGGATGCCTACGGCCAGATGTCTGACCGGATGAAGGCAGCTACTGGAAGTGCTGCCGACTACCAGGCTGTGCAAGAGCACCTGATGCAGACCGCGCAGGAAACCTACCGACCTCTGGCTGAGGCGCAAGAACTGTATATCCGCACGGCGGATGTGATGCGCAGCTTAGGCTTCAACACCGAGCAGACGCTCGATATCACCGACAGCTTCAGTTTCCTGCTCGTAACCAACGCCGCGTCAGCGGACAAAGCAAGCTCGGCGCTGGACGCCTACTCAAAAGCATTGGCTACAGGGAAGGTAGATGCGGATGGGTGGATTTCTATCCAAACTGCGATGCCGACAATCGTGGACGCGATTGCCCGCGCGACCGGAAAGAGCACTGACGAAGTGCGCAAGCTGGGCAGCGAGGGCAAGCTTGCTCTGGATGACATTAACATCGGTCTGCTGAAAAGTGTTGAGATAAACCGCAAAGCAGCGGCCGACATGTCTACCAGTGTTCAAGATGCCTTGAACAACATCAGCAACGCGATTGGCAACTTCCTTGGAAAGATGGAAGAGCAAACCGGGGCCGTTGGCGGTCTCTCGAAGGTCATCGTCACGCTCGGAGAGCATTTCGATTTAGTCGCGACAGCCATTGGCGGTGTCGGTGTTGCGGCGCTTACTTCCTATACCGCCAAAACATACATGGCAGTGAAGGCTGCCGTAGCTCAGCGGGTAGCAGAGTTCAGGAATGCCCAAGCTGCTTTAAGCGGTGCTGAGGCCCAGCGCATTTACGCCCAGGCGCAGGTGCGGCAAGCAGAGGCGTCGGTAGCAGCCGCGACTGGCCTGAATAGACTCAGCCTGGTTCAGACCCAGCTATTGCCAAAACAAGCGGCCCTCACGGCGTCAACCGAGGCGCTGGCCATTGCCCAGGCCAACCTAACACGTGCCGCTACCGGTGGTTTGCTGACGGCGCTGGGCGGCCCGATGGGGTTGGCGATTCTGGCCGGCACGGCTGCGGCCAGTTTCCTCCTGTTGCGAGACAACTCCGACTCACTCGAGAAGAAGTTAGGAGACCTCAGCGATCCGCTCGACAAGCTGGTCGAGCGCTTCAACAAGCTGAACAGGGCGACCCAGGCGGTGGCTCTGAGGGAACTGCAAGACAAGATCGACGACCTGCAGAGCCAGCTGGGGCAGACGTCGGGCGCGATTGCCGACAAATTCGAGAACGACCTACGCGGTTTGGGGGCCGCTGGCGTTGATGGGTTCATCGCCGGGCTAGCGCCAATGCCCGAGGAGGCACGGAAAGCACTCGAGATAGTGCGAACAGCCGCTAATGACTTCTCAAAGGGCGCAGTAGTTGACTGGAAGGCCGTAGCAGATCAGGTGCGCGGAATTCCCGGCGTCACTGAGGCGATGGCCCAGGCCATCGAGACAGGTCAGGTCAGGGCATCTGAACTCAGCGCCGCGCTTGCCAATCTGCGATCCAAATTTTCGGAACTGACCAGCGAGACTGACCGGAACACCGTTTCGACGCAGGAAAACAACGCCGCCAAGGCTGGCATGAGCACGGCCGGTCAGACCTACCTCGAAACGTTGCAGAAGCAGCTGGCGGGCCTGCAAGACAATGGCGATGCTACCAAGATCGTTAATCGCTATCTTGCTGAACACGCCGACCTTACCGAAACAGACCGGCAGGCAATTCTGTCGGCGGCGAGCGCGATCGAAGCACAGAAGAAAGCCAACCAGGGCGCGAAGCAGCAAACCAAGGATGCCACCTCGGCGCAAACCAAGCTCAATCAGCAGCTGAAAGAGGCGGAAACCGCGTACCAGCAGCTGAAGAAAGCCTTCGACCCGGTCGGCGCAGCGTCCGATGAGTTTCAGAAGCAAACCAAGAATCTCGACCTACTGCTGGCGCAGAAGAAGATCACGACCGGGGAGTACGGTAAGGCCCTCGGCGCGCTTGCCGAGCAATTCAATAATGCCGTGCAGGCCTCGACCGGCCTGTCGCGGGCCATGAAGTACCAGGCCGATCTGGAGCGCCAGTTGGCGCTTGCCCAGCAGCAGGGCGATGCCGCAGCGGCAGCGGTAGGCATGGGCGACAAGCGGGCTGGTCGCGCTCAGTCGCGCCTGGCCCTCGAGCAGGAAAACAACAGCAAGATTCTGGCGCTGCGAGACGAGCTGGCTACAGCCAGCACTGAGAAACAGCGCCAGGAGCTGGAGAAGCAGATTGCCTTGAGGCAAGAGTACGGGGCCAAGCTGGTACAGGTCCAAGAAGACACCTTCGTCAAGATCGACGCGGCTCAGTCTGACTGGACAAATGGCGCGTCAGCTGCCTTGGAAAACTACCTCGACAGTGCCGCCGATGTAGCCGGCCAGACGCAGGAGTTGTTCTCCAATGCCTTCGGCAACCTGGAGGATGGCATCACTCAGTTCGTGAAAACCGGCAAGTTCCAGTTCAAGGACTTCGCCGACTCCGTGATTGAGGATCTGATTCGCATACAGGTGCGCCAAGCGGCTGCTGGCTTCCTCAGCTCGGCGTTTGGTTTCCTTAGCGGTGGTACCCAAGCACTTGGACAAGGCACGATGACGGGCTTCAGTGAGGTCATCCCGAATGCCAAAGGCGGTGTCTACGATTCCCTCAGCCTGTCAGCTTACTCCGGCGGAGTGTACGACAGCCCTCAGATGTTCGCCTTCGCCAAGGGAGCGGGAGTTTTCGCAGAGGCCGGGCCAGAAGCGATCTTACCCCTGCACCGGGGGCCGGACGGTTCGCTTGGTGTAATGGCCGCAGGCGCGGGCGGCGAAACGGGCTCACCATCGATCACCTTTGGGGGCATCACTCAACACATCCAGGTGGGGGGGCAAGCAGACGCGGCCACGCTCGCCGATGTTCGGCGCGCAGCCGAACAGGGTGCACGGGATGGCTACGACCTGATGCTGCGTGACTTCAAAACGAACGGCGCCGGCCGGCAGATGCTGCGCCGAACTTAACAACCCATGCCAGCTCTGGCAGGCACTTTTGGAGTTATCCAATGGCGGAGGAATGGCCCGAGGACCTTGAACCCACTGAGGTCACCTGGGGCGTCGTTTATAACAATCGGGCCTTCACCTCTTCACTCAACAATGCCCAGCAAATCGCCTCGCACCCTGGCGCCTACTGGGTCTGCACCCTTACGTTTGGTGTCCTGTATGAGGAAGATGAACGAGAGCTGACATCGCTCCTTGGCCGTCTGCAGGGGATGTTCGGAACCGTCAACGTACCTTCGATCACCAGGGTCAGGACTGACGACATAGGATCGCCAGTTGTGGCGGCTGCTGTTGCGCAATCCACCAGCTTGCAGTTGCGCAACATGCGGCCAGGCATCAGGGTTTTCAGCCGAGGTGATCACATCACCATTCTGGGCGAGATGTTTGAGGTGGTAGAGCACGCTGCTACGGATGGCAGCGGATCTGCGGTAGTTCGCGTCAACAAGCGAGTGCGCAGAGGATTCGCGCCCGGCAGCCCGGTTGAGTATAGAAACCCCTACTGCGAGATGAGGAGAATGGACGACACCAATCAATGGACTGTTCAGCCGGTGATATCGAATGGCAGCTACCAGTTTCGAGAGGCTTTCTGATGCCCACATCATTTCCATTCAGTCAGAGCGTGGTGGACATCATCGCATCTGGACGATTCATGACCGTTTACGCCTGCCAGCTCGACTTCGCTGATGGCCCGGTATATGCCCATACTGGCACTGGTGAGCTGGTGATCGACGGGATTACCTATCTCGGTGTCGGTCAGTTCGGTGAGGTAGGTCAATCGCAGGAAAGCGACAACTCAGGCTCGCCTATGGCTGTTGATCTGACGCTGAACGGCCTAGATGCCTACATCATCAGCGAAACAAACATTCGGGGCTGTCGCGGACGATCTGGAAAACTGTTGTTCGTCGTTTTCGACGAAGAGGGCAACTACGCCGTCGACATACTTTTCTCAGGGCGTATGGACGCTGCCACCTTCTCGTATGCCGGTAGCGGCGAGGACGGTAACAAAATCACTGTGCCGATCGTCGACCGCATGGCCGAGTGGAGCCGCACCGGTACCGAGCGCTTCACCGACGAAAACCACCGGGCCCGCCACCAGGGCGACCGTTTTTTCTATGCCGTCGCTCAGCTGTCCGAGTGGCCCATCTACTGGGGGTCGAGCAAGGACGCCCCGACCTTTGCCTATGAGAAATAGCTATGCGCCACAGAGATTGGACAATACGACTCAGTGAAGTGATCAAGGCCGCCAGAGAGCGGCCTTTTTCATGGGGCGAGTTTGACTGCTGCCTGTTTGCTGCGGATTGCGCTCTAGCAGTGTGCGGGACCGATCCAGCGCAAGCGTATCGGGGCACCTACAGGACTGAGGCCGGTGCAAAGCGTGCGCTTCGGAAGAATCACGGCAGCCTGGAAGCAGCCTGGGATGCGTGTTTTGTCCGGGTATCTCCAGCGCTAATCCAGCGCGGAGACATCGCGATGTATGAGGCACCAGGTGGCAAGTCCATGGCGGTCTTCTGGGCGAACGAATTTTGGGCGACGACTGAAGATGGCGTGCACCGCGTGGTGTGTGAGCCGACAGCTGTTTGGAGGGTGGAATAGATGAGCGGTGGCGTAAAAAAACTTGCACAGGTTGCCGTCGGCGCCGTCATTGGCTTCGTCCAAGGTAATCTCGTAGGTGCTGTGATCGGAGCTGGCCTGGCATTTTACGCAGCTGAGCAACAGGAAAAGCTCAACACGAAGTCGCCGTTGCGAGACAACGAGCCCTCTGCTCAGACCGTCCGTTCCTCTAAGGCGCCTGCTCGGTACATCCTTGGACGCGTCAGCACGGGCGGGGTACTGGTCTGGGCTCAGGAGGAGCGTGGAGCCCAAACAACCGGCGAATGGCTGCACCTGGTGTATGTGCTATGCGAAGGCGCCATTGATGAGCTGGAGTCCATTTATCTCGGTGAGGAGCTCATCGGCAGCTATGGCGCGGATGTCTCATATGAGCTGGTCGTAAATCCAACCCAGGTGAACGCTTTCCTCAAGGAAAACTGCCCTGACTGGAAAGACACGCAAATCGGCCGCGGGCTGTCGTATGTACGGATCTCGCTGCGTTACAACGCAGAAAAATTCCCGTCCGGCATTCCCGATGTGCGCTTTGTTGTGCGCGGTCGCAATGACATCTTCGATCCACGGACCGGCATGTCCGGTTGGACAGATAACACGGCTTTACACTTGCTGTGGTTTCTCCGTACACGTTGCGGCGTACCCGATGATGAGATCGTGTTTGAGACATTCGCGAGCGGTGCCAACGTCTGTGACGAGTCGGTCCAAAACCCGGACGGTAGCTCAAGCCCTCGGTACCGCAGCGGCTGCGTGATCGGCGCCGATGAGCAGCGCACCAACGTATTGCAGAAGCTCGAGGCGGCCTGTGCGGGCAAGCTGATCAGAGTCGGCGGCCGCTGGATGTTCCAGGCGGGTGCCTATTACGGGCCGTATGACTTCGAGATCACCGAAGACATGGTGATTGGGACCATCACCGGCAACACCGAAGCTACCAATGACGCCGCCATCAACACGATCCGCGGCACGTTCATTGATCCCCAGCAGTCCTGGACCGAGACCGACTATCCCGAAGTCTCTGTTGCTCAATGGGTTGAGGAAGACGGGGGCGAGGCAGCAGAAACGCTGTCATTTTCCTATGTCGGCGACCCATACCAGGCCCAGCGCTTGGCAAATATCGAGCTCCGTCGGCGTCGGTCGGGTGGCGGGCTGAATATCCCGCTCAACCTGGCTGGCTACAACTGCCGGCCTGGTCGGGCTGTGCGCGTTAACTTGCCATCGCTGAACATCCTCGGCGAGTTCATGGTTACCAACTGGTCCATGGGTACCAGCGAGGGCTGTACAGTTTCGGTTCAGGCCTATGAGGCTGCCATCTTTGATGACGCCGTGGGCAAGCCCTACAACCCTATCGGCTTTATCAAGCTGCCCGCTGGCGGTCTCGGGAGCCCAACGAACCTCCGCTGGGATGTGGAGGACACGGCAGAGATAAGCCAGGGCGTTCTAAGCTGGGACCGACCTGCAGGGATCGTATCGGGCTTCGCTGTTACCGTGAGGCAAGCGGGCACAGCGGTGCAGGCGCTACAAGTGCCCGAAACCACAACCCGAATGCCGATTTCAGGCCTGACATCGGGTAGCTACACCATGGGCGTTGCTGCGTTGGGCCCGCTGGCTCGCTCTGGAGAGGCGACCATCACAGTTGACGTAGATGGCCCCCCGATGCCTGAAACCTGCGCCGTGCAGGCGACAATCGACACGATCACACTGATCCCCGGCAATACGCTTCATGGTCTTAATGGGGGCACATATGAGTATTTCTGGTCGTCCGATCCAGCCGCCACGCAAGGCGAGTTTCTCGGGCGCGGGCTGACCATCACCCATACCGGTCTCTCGTTCGCCAAAAGCTACGCCTACTTCGTTCGCTCGAAGAATGCCTACGGTGTAAGCGCCTTCCTCAAAGTTGTCGCCGCGACATCCATGGATGTCGGGGCCATCCTGGAAGGCATCAAGAACAAGATCACCGAAAGTGAACTGGGTCAGGAGCTCACCAGCCGCATCGACCTGATCGACAAGGATGGTCCAGGCTCGGTCAACGAGCGCCTGGGCGAAGTACGCAACGACCTGAACGAACAGATCGCCGATGTCAGCAACGCCGTCGCAGGCGTAGACAGCGCACTGGACCAGGCGAAGCAGGACCTGCAGCAGCAGATCGACACGATCGCCGACCTGGCCGACTCGATGCCGTACAAACCTGACCAGGCTTACACC